CCGTCTTCGACCAGCACTTTGGTCAACGCGAAGGCTAGGCCATACACGTTGTACACGTAACGCTGGAGGAAGAGCACGCCACCTTGCTGGTACGAAACCGGAGTTCCGTCTGGCAATTGCGGCGCAGCGCCAAATCCGTAAAGGACAGGCTCTTCGTGGTAGTTGCGGGGGATACCTTGCTGCTCGCGGAAAACCCGCGACCACTCGTCGGTGCGTTGGTCATAGACTCCATCAAAACACTCATTGAGGATTGGCTCAACGATGCTTCTAAAGTCCGTACTGCGCATTGGGGCTGCCATTTGTTAGCCCTCCTTAGATAGCGTTGATGGTTGCAACGTACTGGCTGCGCGAGATCTGAACCTGCACAATCACATACGGATCACCCCAAGCGTTATCAACGTAGGGGGCCAAATTGATGATTCGGAAATCACCCACAGCACTCGTTCCAGCCAACGTTGTGGACAGCGTAGCAGCCGACAACCCGGTGGTCGTCGAGCCAGCTGTTGCGTTGCTGAAGTTCGCCTGATCGCCGATCGAAGTCTGCGCCAACGAACCATCAGCTTGAACTTCGTACACGATGTTGGGGTCCGAGTAGTAGTAAGCAAGGCACGAGCCAGCGATGAAGGCTGTGTTTGCAGGCCAATAGTTCGAAACCCGACGACGACCAGTTGTGTCGGTCCACTCAACGCCAGCAAACACGCCTTGGAAGGCTGAGCCAGCAGTGGCGACAATTAGTTGCCTGGAAGTGTTAAGAGCAACGGGTTGCCCTTTGAGAATGCTCGAGGAGTACCCCGAAAGAATTCCGTCGGTGATCACCACTGCGCGATCCAAACCTGAAGGGTGGAATGCGGGGCGAAACCCGAACGGAGCATTGATAGCTGACATAGCTAGAATCTCCTAAAAGTATGAATCCGTCAGGTGAAAACCGGAACGGGTTTAACGTTGTCGAGTTCATTGATGCCTTCGCCTTCCACCGAACCAAGCCGTCGACCATTGCTATCGCGAGCGCCTTGTAGATTTTCTACCTGGACACGGATCTTATCCGCTTCGTCCTGCGGCGCAAAATGATGGAACTCTTCCATGATTTGCTGGTACACGTCTTGTGGGAGCTTGTACAGCAGCATCTCGTTGCACGCAATAAAGCCAGTGTGCTCGCCTGATTTGACTTTGAAGCTCTCGAATCCGGGAACTTCTTCGATCATGACAGGCTGATAGCCCATGCGCATGCGTTTATGGAGTGGGTCGTAGCTGTTGGTGGTTGATAACCAGCATAAATGAAATCCGGGAATGTCCGGAGGGTTAGGGAGGGATTCTTGAATCCACTCGTTGCGGAACATTCTACGACGTTCCTGTTGACTTGCCAAATCATCACTGGCGGGGGCACGTTGACTATCCTGCGATGCGCGGGATTCACGTCCACCAGCGAGAAGGTTCTTCTTGAGTCGAGTATCTTGCATGGTTAGCTCCGGTTCATGCGGTCGTATTCAGCGTAGCGGCGGATCATTTTGTTGCGTTCAGCGATGTTGTCCCATCGCCCAGCTTCTTTGATCGCTTTTACACGGTCTGGCGAAACATAGAATTCGTTCGACTTGGTGGTCGCGCGACTTTCTCTGCCAGAACTAGTTACCACAGATCGGGGCCTCCTATTTGAAGATCTGTCATCTTGTTCGGTATTATAACGGTGTGGAAGGTATTTCGACAACCTATTGTCGAGTTCTTCCCAATATTCACCGCTTTTTGGGTCCCAACCCTCTTTGACGAGACTTTCGTCGATTTTGGTTGCGACTTGGCTGTCGGTGTCGCCGCCTTCGGGGTCGAACCAATCATTCCGCGCCATCCAATCCCCAGCGTGCCTCTTGAGCTGTGGGTCGGGAGCTTGCGGGATGTTGGTTTGACGTGGCTCCTCGACCATTTTCTTTTTCATGGCTTCGAGAGCCTCGACTTGGCGCCGAGATTCGTACCATTGCTCTTGCGCATCGGCCAAAGCAGCGCCGTTGGCCATTTCGGTGGCCTCTTTGATGCGCATTTTTGCATATTGCAGCTTCAAATGCCCATCTTCGATGGCTTTATCCACCCGAGCAAGGTCGGAACCCTGTGTGCGCTGCTCCAAAACCGCCAAACGCTCGGCCATTTGGTCGTTTTGACGACGCAAAGCGTTGATAAGGTGGTTGGATTCGGTGGCTTTAGCTCGGTGGAGCTGCTTTTTGAGCTGCCGCTCCTCGCGTCGAGCGTGGCGAATGGCCTCGCGATCGGGGTCTGCGCTGGGGGCGCTGTCGCTGTCGCTGTAGTTTGAGTCGTCGGAGCTGTCTTCGGACTCGTTTTGGTCGGGAATATTCGGAAATCCACCCTCAGCGACAGAAACAATAGCTGATCCGTCGCTGCTTTCCGAGACTTGAAGCTCTACATTTTCTTCTTGACTCATAGGAATGCCTTAACTTTCAAGGGATCACCCGTCACTTTTGCTATGACTTCGTGATCGTTGAACACGCTAAACAGTGCGGTTTCGCCCAACTGTGGGTCGCCGTAGATCACTTCCCAGCGATCGCCGCCCCATTTAGGCATACGCACATAGTCACCAACTTCGATCCAGTTGCCCTCGGGCCAAGGATTGAGTGTGTCGCGTTGCTTGAAAGCCAGCGGACCAATGGCGATGACTTTCGCCACCTGATTGTTCCACTTTTCGGTTTCTTTGGTCTCTTCCACAAGCATAATGCCGGAGTTGGTGACTGTCTTGCGCGTCTGTCGCCATTGCACAAGGATCCGTCCACCCACAGGCATTGCACCGGGATCAACTGCAGGAAATGCTTCCCGCAACGCTGCTTCATTCGAAGCGTCCCGTTCAATTGTCATCGTCTTCTTCCCTCAAGAGGTCGTTCAAAATGTCCAGAGCTTTCACAAGCCCTTGGTGCTGTCCAACTAGCCGTTGGTAGGCATCGAAGGTCATGGCATTGCCATTGACCAAGGATTCAGAGATCTTCCGCTTTTCAGCTTCCACCGCACCGATGTAGTCGCTGACGTATCGCATTTATTTCTTCTTCGCTTGAGCCAGACCGCCCGACTTTGCAGCGGGTTTGGCTGGAGCCGATCCACCTTTCATCTTGGAGCCGTCGAGCTTCACGCCCATAGCGAGGCGCTTATGCTGAGGGACCATCTCGCTCATTTGTGAATCATTGGATGCCATTTTGCCCTCCTAAGGCTGTTTGTGCGCTTTGCTGCGCGGCCAGAGCGGTTTGCTGCTGTTCGTGTTGCAGAATCGCCGCGTCATGCGTCAGTTCTGCGGATTTGATTCTTTCTTCGGTGAGTCGGTCAGAAGCATTAAGAGCGATCTCGATCTGCTGCTGACGGTTCTTAGCCAGCATATCAGCTTTGAGTTTGGCTTGCTGCACCTGAAGATCGCCCATGTCACGATTCTTACGCCGCTCAGTCTCAGCCATGGAGGTTTGCAGGATGACTTGTGAACCAGCGTCCATTTCGGGTTTGGGTTTGAGCTGCATCATCATCTGCATGATCTGCTGCATCGCGGGCATCACCTGCTTGAACGCGATCTGCGAGTCTTCTTTGGTGTGCTGAGAAGCCAGCGCATACAACTTGTCGATCTCGCCAGTGATCCCGGCGATGTCGTAGTCTTTGACCGGCTTGCCGAGTGATTGCTCCACGTACCCATTCATGTGGCCGAGATACCACAACATCACGTGCTGCTTGAAATGCTCGATGAACATCGGCATGAATGTCGGCGCAATGAAAGGACTACCACCGAGCATCGGGTTCAACGCGAAGTCCAAATGCGCTTGCAGGTGCGCGAGCTGATTCTGGTGCGGGTAAGCGAACGCAGCCCGACCAATACACATTGCGGCATTCTCTTCAGCTGCGTTGATCTCCATTGGCTCGGCTGTGGCTGGCATCAGCTCGGTGATGTTGGGGATCTTCATCTGCTTGAGCATCCGCTGCACAACTGCGCGTCGGTCGAACAGATCTGGGAACTTGTCCGCGAGCGCCAGCACCGCTTGGCTCTGCGCCATGCGCTGAGTCTCGGAGAAGATGTGCGGGTCAGACACCGGCACCACGTCGGTGTTGCGATTGAAGTCTTCGCGCTTGATCTCGAGCTCTTGTACGATGTCGCCCTTCTGCTGCTCGTCGAGGTACCAACGATTGATCCGCTGCAGAATCATTAGCAGCTTGCGCTGGCTATTGTGCAACCGAGCGTGAATCGCGGAGAACACTGCAGCGCCTTGCTCGATCAGAGCTTGCGTCGTGCCCACAGGGGCGTTGTTGCTTACGTCGGCGATCTTTTCTTCCGACGTGGTGACCACACCCTTAGCCGCAGTGGTGAGGAAGCCGAGCAGCTCCAGCAGCACCGGGCTGGGAGGGTTGAACGGCATCGGCATGGCGAGCTTGCGGATGTCGTCCACGCCGGGAGCGCCTTCGATTTCAGTCACCTGAGTCACTTCGACTTGCTGCGACTGCCCCGAGATCTTCGCTCCTTTGAGCTTGAGCATCGTCGCTGCGTTGTTGATGTGAGCGGTGTCTAGCAGAGCGCGTAAAGAGCCAGTAAGAGCAGCAGTGAGACCACCAATAAGGTGAGGCAAGCCAATAGCGTAAGCACCGCGCCAAGGGATGAATTTAAATTCGACAAGCCAATCCAACTTAGCCATTGCATCGTCGCCTTCCTCCCAATTGCGGTACAAACCCAACACCTCAGAGTTCAGCTCGTCGATCATCAGGATGTACGGAGCCAACTCGCCTTTGCTGTAGCTGTCGTCGCTGAGCGCCAAGTTCGTGTAGATGTGGTACACACGCCGCACCCCGTCGTCGTTTTCCTGCCACTGCTTGCCTTCGATCTTGTCGTTGGCTTTTTCAGCCGCCGTCATCACAGGGCCTTCCGTAGCGCGAGTGATGTCGACGTCGCAGTACAACCCACGACTCACCCGGTCGTCGAACTCCTCCTGCGTAATGTCTTGAGACTCGGTCACGCGCTGCGCGGTGTAGAAGTTGGCAGCTGCAAAAGGCAAAAGTATGTTGTCGATCGGCACGAACTCAGCGCATGGGCGACGCTTCTTCTCGTCGTACCAGAGCTTCATGAACTGGCTTCCGCCCAACGGCAGCTGCGTGAGCATCTGCTCCTGCTCGTCCCGGAACTCCTCGATCTGCTCGGTGAGCTGCCAGTTCATGTAATCACGCTTGCGGTCCGCGCGAGCTTCGGATTCTTCGTTGGGCTCGCCCATGATATTGGTCCGCACCGGACCGTCGGGCGGGAACAACTCCTTGATCGCACGAGATTCGAAGTCAATGCACGCCTCAGCCATCACAGGGTGCACCACCTTGGAAGCACCCGTGAAGGTCGCCCCACCCGGCGCATCGTGGCCCAACCCGGTGCGCCGCAAACCCTCTTCGTACTGCTTGTCGCGCTCTTTCCTCGCTTCCTGATCTTTTTCGATCATGTCGAGGTATTTGAGCGCGATTTTGTCCAGGTCCCAATCATCCATCTCCTCGGCCAGATTGGCGTAAAAGTCCTGATCCTCATTGGGACCTTTGAACTCTTCCATCCGGACGATCGCTGACCCATCAGGCTGCTCCTCGACCTCTGCGAACTCGTCGTCCAGGTCCAGCACCACCCCCTCTTCGTCCTCGGGACCTTGCTGTTGAGCTTGCATCATCTCGTCGGGGATTGGCATTTCAGGCATGGTGTCTTCTGGTTAAACCAAGTCGTAGAACGGGTTGGTGAACATCTGTTTGGAACGCGACTGCGCGTATAAAGGCGGGGCTAAATTGACTGATCCACCTTTGGCGTAGCCTTCTGCTTGCGGAATGAATGGCTTGAGGAATTCTTTGAATTGTTCTCTGATCATGAACCTTGGCGCATCGGGGTTGGCTGCCATCGCTGCATCGAAAATAGCTTTCGCGGTTGAATTGTCTTGTTTAGTTATGTCTCTAAGGTAAGCTGCTCGCGCGTAAGAGTCGCGCTGCAAATCTACAATGTTATAAATGTCAAGGTCATTAACACGATCCCATTCGCCTGAATTGAGGAAATTTACTACAGATTCGCTAATTTTCTTTTGATATTCAGGATCGCGTTTTTTGTACACTTCTGATCGATCACTGTTGAATGCGTTGCCAGGAGGTTTGAGCTCTTCAATCTTAGGAAGTACTTTTGCGATTGGGCGACCTGTTTCAGATGCCCATTCTAAATACATTTGATTGGCATTCATTTTTGAACCGCCAGCTCTAGCTCTTGCCTCAATCCAATCAACGAATTCTTTAATCTCTGGCGCCCTAATGTCAGCGCCATTTTGTTCAAACCACACCTCATAAGGCGACAGATTGGGTTTTTGAAGCATTGCCTGCGCATGTGGTCGGCCTTCAGCATCTAGCAGCGCAACGAGTCGATGAATGCCCGAGCCATATTCACGGGCTGTGCGTGTATTCATAGTGCACCATCCACCCGCCTTACCGATGCTAGTGCAGAGCTGGGTGCCTTTATCGTCAATGACCTCAGGAACATCAACCCAAGTCAAACCAGGCTTCTCAACGAACGACAACTTAGTAGTGGGATCGGCTAGCCGGGCATTGGCGGAGAGATTATCCAACATGCCAGCTTGCTCGGCCTTGGCAGCCTCAATAGCTCGCCAATCGTTGATCTCGCTAACACGTTTGACAGCATCGCCAACACTCACCTTGTTGAGTTTGTCTGGAGTTAGCCTCAGATGCGCTGGCAGCTCTGAGTCGGGCGACATGGATGCGCGCAACTCGTCCATCAAGTGGTTGAAATCTAAATCCGAGCTGAAAGTGTGAGAGTCAGCTATCCTGTAAATGGGAGTGCTTGGATCTAGTTTTTCTATCCAAGGATTTTTCTCGGCCATTTTTAAAGCGTTGTTAGCATTCCCTGCAATGCCTGGGTTCTCGCGCGCAAAGCTAAATTGATCTTGGTAAGCGACGGCGGGTGATTGCGTAATCGCCGAATCAGAAATGGTTTCCCACTCTTCAGCTTTACGCGTGTTGAGCAAATTCTCTTCGGGGTAACCAGCTTCAGCGTGCCTCTGAACCGCAAACCCTTCTTCTGGGAAACCAGCTGCAGAACGAGCATCGGCAGTGCGCTGTGGCGTCCAAGTTCCCGCCACGTTTTCTTGAATGCCTCTTATGTTAGGGCTGTGTGAGTAACCTTGCTCGTGCAAAAGACGTATCGGGTCGTCGGGCGTGCCCATCTCGTTGCGCACATATGACATTAGCTTCTTGTCGAGCCAACGGTTCAGCGCTGTGTCTTCTGCACTAAGAGTGGCATCACCTGCTGGTTTCTTTCTCAAAGGCTCCACAGAACGTGCGATACTTTCGAAGTCCGAACCTGAATAAGCGGGAGCCCAGTTCCCGCCTTTCGGTTTGACCGCGAACAATGGGCTTGCGCCTGTGGCAGACGCCACGCGGTTAGCTAAGTCGTACGCGGTGTCGCTCCGCGCAGCGGCCAATGCGCCACGCCCAACCGCTTTGATCGCTGGCTTAGCCAGAGGCGCCAGCATTGCGGCGGGGTCGGCACCGATTCCCAGCGCAGTGCCGATGTCACGGTACCGCTGCATCTCGGCTTCCCGCCCCGCAGGTGCGCGGTTGCTTGGGTCCATGACGCTGTAACCCTGCTCCGCGTTGGGCGTCGTCACGTCGCCGAAGTAGCCTTCACTTAATCCACGCATCAGCGCAGCGGCTGGCGTTAGCTGCTTGGCTTCACGCATACGACGCTGCTGCTCAGCTTTGCGCGCCATCGGGTTGGTGCCGGGCACGAAGCCTGAGTACATTGCGTCGCGCGGTGGCCCAGCCGAGTAGTCGACAAGGTCGAAGAACGGATTGTCTTCTCTAGCCATGATTCGCTCGGTCGAGCAGTTTGTCAGCCACTGCGAAGGACGTGTCAACGAGCAACCGCGCCAGCACATCCATCGCGAGCTCTTCGCGGGTGAATGCGGGAGCGCGCTCAATCACTGGCTCGGTGAACGCCCAATGATAGAACACGTACACCAGCCGATCGCCTGGGGGGCAAACCAGAGTGTCGCGCCAGTGCGGGTACTTCCTGCCTTGGCACAGTCCGCCCTGACCAATGCCGAGGTGCGCGGTGCTGTAGGTGCCTTGCCACTTGGAGTGGTCAATGTTGTTGTCCCACTCGCCGCCTTCCCACGGCAGGTTGCTGACCTTCAGGTCCCACAGGTAGCCTTTGTCGTTCTCGAGGCAAATGCTGATCGTCAGGTCGAGCCCAGGACGATCCGTGTGCACGAGCAAGTAGCTGTCGTTGTGGTACGAGCGCATGTACGTGCTGTCGAACTTGATGTTCGGATGCACCTTAGCCACGATGTCCGTCACGTGCTGCGCGTGCTTCAGCGCTGCGGGCAGCTGGTACACTCCGAAGCTGTTGCGGTAGTACGGGTCGTTGGGCAGATTGCTCTCGTCGTTTTTCTGCTCGCTCGCGTCGAATGCGGCGACGAGCTCTGCGCATTGCTCGGGTGTGAAAACTTCAAGAGGCAGCATGGTCAGGATGCGTAGGGGTTTGTTCGTTGAGGCCTGGGGTCTTCGGCCCAATCGTCTTCTGGCGAGCTGAAAACGTCTATAGTCAAAAAGCCCATATCACGCAGCACTCTCAGAGCTTGCGTCATTGCGTCGACCAAGTCATCGTGCCGCACTTCGGGGAACGCACAGGCCTGAGCGATGAGCGGGTCGGCCCAGTCACGAGCGAACCCAGGTCGGTGCATCGACTCGGGTATGTACATCAGTCCGCGCCTAATTATAGGCGCAACAATGTTAAGGCGCTGCATCTTGTCAGCACCGCCCGGATTGTACGACCGCACGGGCAGTCCTGCGCGTTGCAAGTCCTGAATGAGCGAAATTCCTGCAGACTTGTCTTCGATGAGGATCAGGTCGACCTTCTTCCCAACGCCGAACTCGTTCACGTCGCCATAGATCACAGTCGACTCGTCGACCACGTGCGGACGCAGGTCGGGGTACTGCATGTGCTTCTCCCAACAGTCGATGAGCATCACGGACATCGGCGCGTCGTCGTTGGGTCGGAACACTCCCAGCACCACGCAAGCAGTCGGGTCGTTCTTAGTCTTGTCGGACGTTGCGCAGTCGTAGGACTGCACCACGTACTCGAACTTCGGCAGCGGCGTGTCGGCGTCCCAGAGCTTGAACCACGTGCGCTTGATCACGCCCGACTCTTCTGGGTCGATTATCTCGGCGTAGATCTCTTGCCGACCGAGCTTGGTGCCTTCGTACTGCAGGATCTGCTCCATGAACTTCGGAGCCAGATTGTCTTTGTTGTCGTAAGTTGACGCAATGGTGTAGGCCACGTCCTGCCCGTCACGCTCAACCAACTCCATGATCTTGGGCTTGGGACGCGGCGTCGACGTGCAAAGCAGGAGCGGGTGCTTACCGAGCCGCATGCCGAACTGAATCATGTCCCACGCGTCGTCGAGGTAGTCCCACGCAGCGAGTTCGTCCAGCCACCCGCCGTGAAACTGCGGACCTCGGAACCTGCCCGGCTCGGACGCAGGTATGCCCTTGACGATCGACCCGTTGATGAGTGTGATCTCGTGCAGCGAGCTTTTATAGTCCTGCACGATTTCTGTCGGCACCACGTTCATCAGGCCTGAATCGCCTTCAAAGCACACGTCGCGCACGTCGGCTGAGGTCGGGGCGCTCACCAGCCAGCGAGTCTGCGGCGTGCGCCACGCTGCCCACCAGATCCACTCCGCAGCGCAACGAGTCTTCCCAGCGCCACGCCCTGCGAGCAGTAGCCAGATGCTCCACCAGATCTCTTTCGGCGGGAGTTGATGCGGCTTGGCAGTCTTGAGCCAAGACATGCGCCGCTCGAGCGCGGCTTGGCTCGGCGCGTCGAGCAGTGGGAAATTCTCGCGTGCCGCCGCAATGATCGCTGGATCGACGGCCACCGAGTTCATTCTTGCGTATCTTCCTCGATGAACGTGGTTTGCTGCGCGAGCACCTTCCCAGCGGTGCGCCCATTCGCTAAGTCATTACGCATCGACACGCCGATTTCGAGCGCGTCGAGCAGCTTGTCGAACACGCGTTGGTCAGCGACCTTGTCGGTTTCAGTCGTGACGATCTGTTGTTGAATCGCGGTCAACTTCGGATGAATGTAAGGAGCCAAGTCACGCGCAATTGCACAGGCGGCAATCTTTTCGTCCTTGTCCCAGAAGTCCTTCATCGTCAGGTACATCACCTCCAGCGGCGTCACCGACATCATCTCGAGCTTGCCCAGCAACCGCTCTCGAGCTTGCCGTTTCAGCGCCACCTGCCCCTTTTGACGCCCACCGCGACGCTTCGGTGGCTCGACTGCAGCGGTGTCTTGCATTTTTATGCCTGTTTCATAATTAACAACTCAGGCGAATTATGCGGCCAACTCATGGTATAAGGCAACACGCCGGAAAGTTCATTCGACCACTGTAAACACAATGCCTTCGAACTCCGCCGTCTTTTCCTCTTTGAGCTTCTTACGGAACAGTTGATGTCGGGCCATCGGCAATCCGAGCGCCATAAATGCCGAAGCCAGCGAGCGGTACTGTTTGCCTCGCACCATCACTGCGGTGTGTTTATTAGCCATGCGTTCCTCCAAGCGTTGAATAGCATGGAAGTATGCCTGAAGTTCCAGGAAATGAAATGCTTTTGGCACCTCTTTTTTCGGTCTTCCCATAGCTCCTCCGAGCTCAATTATGTTCCGTCGACCCCCACCGACGGAACTCGGAGGCAGGTGGTCGTTTTTCCTTTAAGAAACAATGACTTCCGAGTTCCGTCGTTTTTGACCCCCTTAGAGAAGAGAAGACCGACGGAACTCGGGGGGAGAGGAGT